CTCGTAGTCATATATTACATGCTTAGTAGCATCATAATCATCAGTAGCAGTACCAATACGATAGAACGCAGTCGGACTTTGAAAATCTCCCAAGTTCTCAGCATATCTTATATCAGTGGTCTGGTTGTTCGACACAAACCCCCGCGTTAGCAGGAGCTTGGTCCTAAGCGGTGGCAGTCTACGTGTAGCGGCCCCAGACCTAGTAGCATACCTATCCCTACTAGCACCCCACTGCGACCCACCTACGTAAAACGTGTCGGTGATTGCTGAGTTATCAAACTCAGTACGTAGTAGCCGTCCCAAGCTTACTGTGGTCCCCTCCAGCGCAGCAGTCAACGCCGTGTTAACATCCGAAATATCAGCAAACCCAAGCCTCGACCGCATTGCTGCGGGTGTAACAAACTTCTTAACAGCCATGTACTACACGTCTACCGCGTCTCCACCCGTGTCCGATACGGTTTCGGTACGCGACTCCTTTTCCTTTATAGTAACAGTACCCCGCTTGGTACGCATCTTCTTCTCAGACTCTCCCCCAAGCTTCTCAAAACTACTCTGGTACTCATCTAGGAGGTAACGTGCAACGTCTCCCGTGACATCTACCTCTTTCTCCTCTCCTTTCCTAAACGACAACCCGGCAACCAACAAAGCTCCTCTATTTCCTAACCACTTCAGTTTCATAATTTACCTCCAAGTAAAAGGGGCGAGGCCATATGACCCCGCCCCGGATATACCACAGCACAATTACCAGCTCAATTTGCCATCAGGTAGGTGTTGCCAGACCCTTAATCAGGACACATGCATCTGTCTTCTCAATTGCAAACGCCGCTCTGACTGTCAGTACGATAATAAACTGCCGTGCCGAGATGTCCTTATCAAACTCCATCGTCACGTTTCGCTGGATACCAAAAATCAGGTTCAGCGGGTCACAGAAAATACCGTTACCTACAGGCATCAGAGCTGTTGCCTCAACAGGGACTCCGTATGCAAACACCGGTCCTGAGTTATTGACGTTGGTATCACCCAGTGCCGTTGCACGACCACCAAGCACACTACGAAAGTGAACCTCTTGGTCTACAGAGACAAAGTGCCTCATGGCAGGGCGATTACGCACGTACTTATCAGGCATCGCAATCAACGCAGACTTCCCAGTGGTTAGGTCAAAGGAGTTTGCGTCTGTCGTTTCATCAACCTCCTGTGAGTTACCAGCCGTCACCGCATCAGAAAGCAACTCCAAGTAGCCATCATTAACCTTCAGCAGGTCATCCGCGCTCGTAGTGTCGCCGTTGATGGCAAGGTCTTCAAGGTCTACCGCTGCTCGCTCTGCAATCAGAGCAAGAATGGTATCCTGAAGTCCACCAGCCTTCGCTCCGCCTGTACCAGCACCACCACCGGCAAGGGCGTTGCCCCTCTCGATGTTGTCTTCGATAACATCATACGAAAGCCTGACTTCAGCAATCAGCTCCTTCGTGGTGAGTGTTACCTGAGTGGTTGCCGGTGAGGTTCGCTGTCCAGAGGTCAGGGCCGTCGCCTCAGTGCCACCAATAAGCATCCTACTTCCGATGCCTATTTTGTTTATCTGCCTTGACGGTCCACTCATTCCAACCGTTCTTACACTTCTCAGCAAAGTAGGTTGTTCAAGCATTTCCCTTACAAACGTAGCGGCCTGCTCATCCGTGAGCTTACCACCATTGGTTTCTAGGTCTGTGACCGCAAGGTCAGCTTTCAGAATCGTTTCATTAGTTGCCATTTTCTTTATCCTCCGTGGAAAGTTTTTATATTATTAAACCGCGATTACGCTTCTTCTTGAATCGTACATCAAAGGCCGTATCCATGTGGGACACATCATCCTTCACTATCCGGTCATCAAGTGACGTTCTCGCAGAACCATTTCTTCCTGAGCGCACATCTCCGTTCGGCTCGCCTATCACCGTTCCTTTGACTGCCTCAGTTATAGTGTCGGCTGTCTTTTCAACCTCCGCCACCTGTATCTTCACCTTTTCTACCTCATCCTTCAGACTTGTTACTAGGTCTGTTATTGGTCCGAGCCTTTCATCAAGCTTGGCAACAAAACTATCAACAAAATCTAAGGGGTCAGTATCCGTGGTGGCCTTTCCGTCAGGAACCTCGTCTTCGGCTTTTTCTACCTCAGTCGTG